AGAACCTCTTCTAAAACCAGAGAAACCAAAGTTAAGTGCCATTTCAGCTTCGTTGTCAAAAAGACCGTAAGAAGCAGCGCTTGTGTTGTTATAACCACCACCAGCTTGAGCAGCAATCATGTCGTCAAAATCAAGAGCAGTAGCTCTATCTAAGAATAACATGTTTTCTTCAATAGCACCTTGTAAATCTAACTGTTGTAAGATTTGATCAAAATCACCTAAAGCACCAGCACCAGGGTTAGCAGCACCAGCAAAACCAGCATATACATTACCTCTATCTTCGATAGCAGCAAACATACCTTGAGTACCTCTACCAGCAGTTGCGTTAGCACCTGTTAAACCATCAACACCAGAACCAGCAGCAGCTAATTCACCTTCAACCATCGCCATTTCAAGATAATCTTCATATCTTAATCTAGTTTCTGATTCAGCTTTCATATACCATAAGAATCCAGATGTTCCGTCTTCAGTAGCAACTTCAACCCAACCAATTTGAGCAGTATCAGATCCATTAACTTCATACTTATCTTTTATGATAATAGGTTTGTTATGGAATTGTGTAAAAGATGGAGTAACTGATCCATCCATTCCTAATGTTCCTTTTGCGAAATCAGAACCATAAATAAATAACTTAAGGTTTACTGAGTTTAAAGCTGCAAAGTTAGGAGCCGTATAACAAGCAGCTTCAAAAGTAACTTGTGCAGGATTTCCTGGGTTTGGAACACCCGGTTGAATAACCAATCCTTTTAAAGTTAATCCAGAAGCTGGATCAAAAACTACAAAAGTTTGATTTTGTCTAACTACAACTTGGTTACCAGCTGGTAAGTTAACAGTGAATGTAGCAGCTCCTGCAGCATCAACTTTACTTACGTTTTCATAACCGATGTGTAATCTATTTTGTTCAGACCAAATTACTTGATCAGATGTCATTGGCATTTCAGCGCCAACCATTCTTAAAAATCCAGATAACGTTCTGTTACCGAATCTTTCTACTTCTTGTTCGTACAACTCTGGCAAATATTGTTGAGCAAAGTCAGCAAAATCTCCTGCAGAACCCGGATCAGTCCATTGTAGATAGTTAGTCGACAATACTGATTGATCTTGAGTTGGAGTTAATCCAGCGTTTTGTACTATAAAATTCCCTAAAGGCATAATTTTTAGTTTTTGTTATTTTCGTTTTATTTTTAATTTAGAACTATCTATACCACTAACTGCTTTTACTTTCAATCCATTTAAATATATATCTTCTGGAGCTTTAGTTTGTCTTACTCCTGAATCTATATTTTTAGATTGTGCAATAACATTTCTAGTAGCATCGGCTTTGCCTTGCTCATAAAAATGATTCGCAATAGTATCTGCGTTTCTAGCAGCATACATAGCTTTATGATAACCTTTCACATCTACAACTTCGCCTTTTTCATCTAAGAACTTCTTAATTACATTTGAAATGTCAGATTGTGCAGTAGCAACTTCATTTGGATTATTAACAGAATACCTAAATTTCTTTTCTCCTAAAGCGAAATCAAAACCTTTGAATTCATCAGAAAAATAATTTTGTGTATTTGTTTTAAAATTTTCATGTTGCTGTTGTGCTATCTCTTGTTTTTGTTTGAACTTACTAAAAAACTCTGTAGCTTTTGTTATCTCATTATTTACTGTAGGCCTCAACTTGATTTCTTCGTAATATTGTGTTTTGAGATTTTCTAAAAACTTTTGAGCTTTAGCAACTTCTTCTTTTTTTGCGAGATTTTTTTTACGAACCACTCGCTCTTCGTCGTAATCGTCATCCACTTTAAATTGCTCATCCATTAAAAAATTAATTTCCTCGGCATTTAAATGTGGTTTAGTATTTTTATAATATTCTGTTAATAATGTATTATCATCTACATTAGTATAATCAGCATTTAATCTTACATAGTCATTTATATCTCCACCCGTTTCTTTCATGAAACTTACTAGTTTTTCTACATTTTCTGGTAAACTTACTTGTGGAGCAATGGGGTCTACAGGTTTAGTAGGAGCTACCTCAGGAGTTGTTTCTTCTTCGTTTTTTATTTCAGTAATTTCAACTATTGGCTCTTCTTCTTTAACGATCTTTTCTTCAGTTTGCTGAACTTCTGGTTCGGATACTTTAACTTCTGGAATACTCGTGGTAGGTTCTTCAGTAGATACACCCACTGTGCTTGACTCTGTATCGGCATTATCTTCTTTTTTAAATTCTATTTTAGGTGTTTCTTGTTTTTTATTAACTAATTTTTTAGGTCTTCCCGGTTTTTTCTTCATTTTAAATTCACCCTCTTGTGGGATGTTTTCTTGTTTTGTTTCTTCCATGATATGATATTATATAATTGTATGTTAATCTATTGGTGAACCTAAATTTAAATTCCCAATATTTTCATTTTCATTTACAAAGTCTTTAGGAAACAAATTATTTTTTCTTTGTTCTATCATATAACTTTGTTGAGTTCCTGCTAGTTTTGTTCTTTGATCTTTTCTATTCTCTATTTCTGCTTCTCTAGCTTGTCCTTTCGCGACGTCGGCTTGAGTTAACTGCATGTCAAATCCAAATTTTTGTTCAGCTAATTGTAATTTATGACCAAATTCCGCTTGTAATTTTTGTAATTCCAATTCACTTTTTCCTTTTTCCAATTGTAATTCAGTACTAGCGATAGCTTCTTGTTTTTGTACTTCAAACATAGCAGCTTCTTCAGCAGCTTTAGCACTTGCTTGAGCTTGGATTTGAACCATGCGTTCTTGTTGCTGTTGATCGGCTTGAGCTTTTTGTCTTTGTTTTAGTTTTAATGTTTGATTAGCTAGTCTTAAATTCCTTACGCTTCTAATATCTATTGCGTCTGATAAAGTAATACTACCTGTTTTTAAAGCGATTTGTATGTTTTGTTCTAAGGTTGTTTTCTCTTCTTCATCGGGTTCTAACTCTAAGAATATACCAAAATCATATAAATGTAAATCTTTAACTTCCTCTAATGTGGCTACATTAAATAAACTTATACTATTAACTAAAGCTTCATTAGTTAAACCAAACTCTAAAGAATCTGCAACTCTTAAGGCAATATTTTCACAAGCTCTAAGAGTCAAATAAAGACCAGCGTCTAATATATGCCTAGTGGCAACATTTGATTGCGCTACAGCTAGTTTCTGTAACCCTAATAAAGCATCTTTATCTGGATTACTTCCATCTCTAGCTTCATTTAATCCAGTTACATCCCTAATCATTTGTAAATAGTATTGATAAGTTTGAATAAGGCTTTGAATTTTAGCCATTCCATTGCTACTATTTAATTCTTGAATTGGAACTTTTCCAGGATTTATATCTCCATCTTGTGTCATTGATCTCCCTACAATACTACCAGTTTGGAAATACATGTTTAAAGCTTCTTTAGGATTATAGCTTGTGCCATTTCCTAAATCTACCTCTGCTAATCCATCTACATCTAAATACACTCCATCTGGCACCATGCGAGACAAGACTTGTTGTAGTTTGAGAGAAGTTAATTGAATCATATCAGCAAAAGTAATCATACGCTCAACTAGTGAGGTAATTCTACCTTTATATAGATCAGGAGCACATATAGTATAATTCATATTAACCTTAGTAAGATTAGAGTTAGGACGAGTCATGTTCTCGGCAATTTTCCAATCCAACATTATAGGATGTCCTAATATTTTAGCTCCATGATAGAGTACTTCTATTGATCTACTAACTCTTTCAAAACCATCATTTGGAGGAGGCATGAAAGTATCGGGCTTTTCTAAAGCTTTTTCTAATCCTTGATCAGTTTTCTTTATTTTCCAAACTTGGTCTCCATAGGTTTTATATTCAAAATATAATACCTGTACAGTATCATCATCTCTATTACCTCTATAATTTCTTCTGTAATTAGTGTTACCAGGAAACTTTTGAATTCTTTCTAATTCTGCGTCTGTTAAGTTAGGAAATTCTTTCTTCAATTCAGGTAAAGAAATATTTTTAACTTCACCTACATAATATATATCTTCAAAATTGGGATCATCAGTATATGAATAAACAATGTTTGCAGGATCTACATAATCTACTGTCACTCCATTAGATTTATTCCAGTTAGTTTTTACACATCCAATTCCTAGTTCTACTAAATCTTTATAAAATCTTCTTTTCGTTAATTCAAATTTGTTTCTATCTAAAACAGTATTTATAACTTCTTCTTCTGCTATTTCTATAGACTGTTTATAGTCTAATTGTAAATGTATTTCTAATTCTTCTTCATTCTCAGGCGGTTCAGGAATGTCATCCATGTTAGAAACGTCTACACCTAGTTGTTGTTGTATTGCTGATATTAATCTTCTATTTACAATATTTTTATGTAGTCTTTCTGCGTATTCTGTTCGTGCTTTTTGTGAAGCTGGATCTTGAGCATAAGCTTTGATATCATATATTTTTTCTGACATCCCATTTACTACAATATCTACAAACTTGGGAATGATTGCGACAGGTGTCCAATCTAGATTTAAATAAGATAAATCTCCATTAATAGACATTTCATCCTTGTATTTTTGGATAGATTGTTCCCCTCTTGCATATAAACGTCTACGGTGAAAAACATTATAATTATTTGTATATCTAGCTCCGCCTACACCAGCAGCCCACCATTCACCTTCAATAGCTCTAGCTACCATCAATCCGTACTCTAATGACATCTTCTCCTCTTGAGGTACTACCTGATCTGGGAAAGAACTTTGTGTATTAGTATAAATCATTTATTATATTATTTTTGAAATCAAACCGTTATTATCATATGTTTTAAAACCTAAATCTACTTTTTTTGTTTCGCGTCTTGCAGAAGGTTTGTATTTGTTTCTATTACAAGCCATAATAGCTAGACCTGAACTTATAGATGCGTCATGTTTAGTTCTATCGTTTATGTTAAATTGAGCCCAATCTTCAAGAGTAAGTTGATGATACATATCACCACACCTTTCGTTTTTAAAACCTATATAATCTTCTATATAAGCTTCTATGGCTGCTGCATGAGCTTGTTTAATATCTTCACTAGAGTTAGGTATTCCACCTATTTCTTTTTCTGTCACTGATAGTTTATTCCAAACTTTATCAGGTCTATTTATAGAAAACAATCTATATCCTCTTCTTTTGAGATAATACAAAAGTCTCGGTTTATTGTTTTCAGCCAAGATAGGCATACCATAGAATATTAAAGCCATCAATACATCTTCAAAAAACACCTCAGCCGTTTCAGGTCTTGCTATGTATTCTAAGAAAAAATGATTAGGAGGAGCATCTTCCATACTAAACTTAGTTAATCCGTGAAGTGATCCTTTAGAACCTCTACCGTCAACAGTCCCACTAATATCATAACTATCACACCCAAATGCTCCCATATGCTCATTTCCAGGATATTTAACACCATTCTTTAATATTACATTATTTTGTAAATCTTTAGGTGGGATCCAAGAAACATTAAATCTCCCATTCTTGTTGGGAACAAATATAACTGCAGTATCTTTAACCCCATGAGTCCAATGAAATGAACCTTTAGTTACTCTTACTCCGTTATTTAATTCTTCATTGTAATCTATTTGCTCATAAATCTTAGTAAGATTAAATAAGCTTGATTTTACTTCATCTCTAAAAGCGTGTTTTTCAGTTCGAGGAAATTGTCTGTAATATTCATTTAAACTATCTCCATCATCTTTTAATCCTTCAACTTCGTTTTCCCAATGTTCGACGACTCCTGTTTTAATTGGAATACCGTCAATTCCATGGACTGGATTTTTTGGTGTAAAGAAGACAGGTAGTCCGAAAGTATCCATGAATCCTTCGTAGTTCCATTCCATAGGAATGAATAAACTATAGAGTCCCGAACTTGTTTGTCCATTTCTATTTCTTTTTGTAACGTCTGAATTATAGTAGAGTTTTTTGAAATTGTTTCCACCTTTATCTAATGCGTTTGAAGTTGAGCCCATCATACACTTGCCTACTATTTTTCGGCCTAGTCTTAGTGTAGTTTTTGTAACTCTCCAGTTGTTTAATATATTGTCTGGTCGTTCCCATTTTCCTGATTCGTCGTGTGCTAATAATTTTAATTTCTCACCATCATAGGAGTTGTCACCTGTATTTTTCCAATCTATAGTAGTATCAAGACCTTGTAGTTCTTTTAATTTAACGTTATCATCTAGTTTACGTCGAGTGAGTTTAGAAGCTGGGACTCTGTATGCCAATTCGGTTTTAGGACGATCCATACCATCCTGGATCGGCTTGAAAAAAAACGGATAGTTAACGGATATTGGTACAACTTTATCTGTAAACATTTTTTTAGCATCAGCTCCAGTTTTTGAGAGAATACCAAATCTCGCATCACTTGAGATTGTTGCTTGATTAACAAGTTCTGATGATGACATAAAGGAGAAACCAGACCGTCTGTTCTTAAGATAACACATTCCATAGCATCTGTCATCGGCTTTACACGCCTCCCAGAATATAAAGAATAATCTATTTGCTTCTCTATAATCGGCTGAGCCAACATCGATCTTTGACCACTGTAAGTACATGTAATGAGTACCAGTAATATAAGTAGGATGGCCATTATTGTAGAACCAATAACCTTCGTCTCGTTTTTTAAATTCATCATCTATATAATCAAACCATTTTTCTTTAAACTCTACAGGATAATCATCCCAATCGAATCTACTTTTTATCCTAGCTAGTTCTTTAGGGTATTCTTGTTTTTCCCAGTATTGCTCCTTCTTAACTTCGCTTCGTTTAAAAGGTTTGTCTGCTTTTGGTAAAGCAATACGGAGGTTTTGTATTTCAATGACTTCTCCAATTTCACCAGTTTTACTAATTACTATAAAGTCATAATCAGAATTATAACCATATTCCCATTTCTTTAATTTATTTTGTTTTTTTAAAATAGTGGGATTAACTACATCTTTTATGCTATGAGATAATGCTAAATCGTTTTTCATTTACTTCTCCCTTCAGCAAATCCTTTAAAAACTCTTTCTTCCTTTAGTTCTTCTTTAGGTTTCTCTAATAATAAGTCTTCTTCTTCTTGGATTCTATTTAATATTTCAAACGCATCAAATATAGCAAGTTTCTTAGTGGCAGCTGCGTTCTTTAGTCGGTCCGCAGTCACATCCTCCCCTGTATCTACAATCGGTTCCTTCGCTACTTTTATTAACTCTTTCACTGCTAACTGCCCAGCTTGGATTATACTCTTTTTCGTGTCCTTGACGTTCATGTTTAATTAGGATATCTTTTGATTTCATACAATATAATAGTTCATTATTTATTACAAATTCCCATTGTCTTAAATCTGGGAAACTCACAACATCTTCTTCACTTATTCCTAAGTGTTCCAATTGTTTATTTCCGTATTTTAATACTCCCTTGTTAGGAATTACTTTTTCGCCTAACGTGTCTGAAGCCAAAGGTTTAACAAAGCATCTATCTAAAAAGGCAGATGCTTTATTATTTTGTATATATAAATAAATCTGATCTGGAGCACAGAAATATAAATCTTCTTTAAAATAAGATCTACTATTCTGTTGTTTACCTTTCATGTTATAATGTCTTCTAAATACATTATGGTGAACATAAACTAAATCTCCCGGTTTAATTGGTAGGTTATAAGCTTTAGGAGTACTAATTACTTTAGCTAATTTATTAACAGCTTTAAAAGTCTCAATTTGAGTATTTAAAATTAAATCTTTATCTTTTACTTTTATAGTGTTATTATATCTTTCTCCTACTGGACTTATTATATAATCATATAAGCTATTCACTGTATTGTAAATCAAATTCTACAGCTATAGCCATTTGACTATTAAATTTTTTCCAAGGAAGAACCTCTTGTCCTTTTTTTATAAAAATTGAATACTCTCCAGCTTTATCATTGTTTAAGATGTCACATATAACATGACCTCCATATACCTCTTGACCTACCGCATAGTGCATTGCATCATTTTTATAATCAGAACCTATACTAATTTTTCTTATTTTATTCGACATTAGCTGGTTCCTCTTTTACTACCTTCATTTCCTCTTTAGTCTCGATAGGAGTATATTCCCCTGTCTCTACATTTATGTTTACTTCTCCATACTCTGCTTCCAATACTGATTTAAACTCTTCAGTTTGTTTATTCACCTCGCCGAACTCATGTAGTAATCCATGTTTACGTGCAGAGACATATCCTATTTGATTTAATAAATTATTTAATCTTTTTTGTTGATCTTGAATTTTTGTTAAATGTTCTTCTTTAATTTTGTTCATTTTATTTTATTTAATTTATAATTGTATTAAGTATGCGTTTACATTAGCTCCCGCTGCACTCTGTGTTTGAATTCCTGGAGCAGCAGATCCTAATGTCTGTGCATATACATTAGTATTAAGCGGATTTCCACCTGGTATGCTTAATACTAAATCAGGTCCAGCTCCTACTGTTCCTGCGGGTATAATAGTAGTGTTAGTCATTTCCAAAAGTAATGCTTCTACATTTCCAGCGCTAGGAACCGTAAAAGTAGCGGTTCCAAAATCAAAGCCAACTACAGCTGTTCCAGATGATGACACTACCCAACTAACTGGGACAATAGCTCCTTTTGTAGCAGTTACAATATTATTAGTACCAGCTGTGCCCGTAAGACTGAAAGTAAAACCTGCTATTACGTGCGCTGCGCCATCGGCAGACTCTAACATCATTTTCCAATTTACAGTAGGTCCCGATGGTGTGGAAGCATTCGGGAGTAATCCCCGAAACATTGCTTGTTTACTGCCTGGCATTATGAAAAATCTTGACCGTAAG